TCTGTCTGTGATTTCAGCCATCTTTCGTAATTATCCCGTCGAATTCTTTTAAACTCTTCATATGAGATATTAGAATATTTTGACTTGTAATTTTTCATACTATATATTAATATAAGAAAAATTATTTTATATGTGCGTTTAAAAAACGTCATTTTATTGATAGTTATAATGCTTTAGCATGTGAGCCGGACATAAGGACAGTAAAAACTCATGAGAGAACGAGAGTCCGGAACAGTAAGGACAATTAAGAAGAGTATTAATTCGGACAGTAAAAACTCATGAGAGAACGAGAGTCCGGAACAGTAAGGACAATTAAGAAGAGTATTAATTCGGACAGTAAAGACAGTAAGGACAATTAAGAAAAGTAATGAAGAGTATTAATTCGGACAGTAAAGACAGTAAGGGCAGGAAAAAAACGTTTATTTTCTTTTTGGGTTGGGGTAAAAATTTTTTACCCTTCAAGTTTTATATTTTATCTATTTTTTACTGTCTTTACTGTCTTTACTGTCTAGAGTAGAGAGAATGAAGAAAAAAACATAAAAATTCTTATTAATTCCCCTCAAACTCCGGACAGTAAAAGACAGTAAAGACAGTAAGGAAAAAAATCTCATTTCTCTCGATAGTATTTTCCACCTGAGGGCGCGCTTATCCGATTATAATGCTAAAGCATTATAATAATCAAAAAAAAGTTTTTAATCGTGTAATTTTTTGTTAATCTATGCAATTATTCTTTTTTATTAAAACGAAGCGAATGGAAATGGCTTCATTATAGTAAAGAAATAATGGTGTGAGATTGTTAAAAGAATCGTACCAATAAAGTTGAATATCAAATTGATTAAAAGGCTGACCATTATCGAGGTCTATTTTTTTATATGGAGATTGTAGAAGGTACTGGACTTTAGTACTTGATGTTGAAGATCCTTGGATGAAGTCGAAATTACTCAATATTTTTTGACCTGTTAATTGTGAGACTTGACTTGTTGATGTTCCTATGGAAGGAAGATACTCTGGAGTAGATATAGGGATTTTGGTAGAACCTAACACAATGCCTCTTGCTGAGTTCCACTCTTGTAAACTTTCGATTCCAATCTTAGATGTCATTATAATGTAAGAAACTGAGTTGATTGTTAGTAAGTTATTGCCGGTTTGAAATACATTTAACAGACAATTATGATTTGCTACGGTCGGATTTGAATAAAAGAACATTGGTAGTCCTTTAAAGAATGTAAACATCTGAATATTCATGAATATTTGAATAACTGTTGCTGATTGTGTGGTGTTATCGTATCCCGCTTCTGTGACTTTCAATTGTAAATAATACGTAGAATTATCGATCATGATTACTGGAGCAAGTGAACCTGTTGGAAGTGTGACCTTTGATGCTAACGATGTAAAAGCGGTTGACAATGCATTATTAACCATCAACAAGAAAAAGTCATAGTCATAAATGTTGTAATAATAAGGAGAAGACGTTGGTACGTTCGGAGTACTGTAATATGGAACGTTCACAACACCTGAATATACTCCATTGTATCCAAGTTCAACTATATAAGAATTCGGTACAAATGTAAATATTGGTATAGATGTAGTAGGTGCATAAATACGATCGACACATAACTTATAATTGAATGCATTATCCACTATAGGTTGCGTGAATGTGGTTGAGAATGTTGCCAATCTGTATTCACTTGTGTAAGGAATGAGAACATCATAATAAATATGATCTGGACTGTGGTCAATTTCTCTATTTTCGAAAATCATTGTGGTTTTCTTCATTTATATAATTAGATAACAATATATTTTTTTTACTTAACTATATTACCAGTAATATATGTCACCAATTCATCGTTTCCGGTTCCTTTTCCTCTATGCTTAAAAAATTTCATAAATTTAATGTATTGTGACAATGGTTTATCTTTGAATATCAAACGAACTATGCATTGTCTACCACATGTTGCATAACCAGCACTTTGAACATCTAATGGATTATACTCCAAGTTGTATGGACTCTTCATCATCAGTCTTGTAATTTGTCCATTATTCTTCTGCTTATATCCTTTATAATCTGGTTTCCTGCCATAAGAATCAAAATAAGACAAGGTGTACGTTCCGTCTTTCTCTTTTCTCTTCATAATACAAGTCCAATGTCCAACTGGTGGATTTGTATGCATTGTGTTCTCAATTAAGAAAATACAACAATTATTTATCAGAATATCATCGATGTTCTTGACTTTCTTTAATTGATGATACTGGATAATATTTGTATGTCCGTGAAGTTCATTTTTTAAGTCATCATCAGTGGTCGCCATGTGACTTTGCTTTTGGATAAACTGATCGGAATAGTCCGGAAATTGCATCATGTATAAAATAACGAGATAAATTATTTTATACTTTTTTAAAAAGGTGGTGTTATTGGCATAAGATAAGAAGGAAGGGGAAAATATCCTAATGATTGTATTTGTTCCATCACTTTTACTCTGACGAAATCTTTGATATTTTTTATATTTTTTTCGAAAATCTTAGTTATTTTTCCATTCTTTATATTTCGTTGTAGTTTTTCATTGCTTAACTTCAATAATCCGAACAAGTCCCTCAGTACTTCATTGTAGACATTGATGGGAAGCATTGTTGTGCCTTGTATCGTCCATTGAACGTCATCCATTTGATGTCTGAATATAACGGTAGGAATATATTTTTTTTCGGGGTTTTTCATTATCTTGCATAGAGTGTTGAGTTTTTCCGCTAACATGTACAACATGCCCATTTGTCCATTGACAACTGTTCTTGCTACTTCTGCCATTTGTTCATTTTTAGTAAAGACAGCATAAGAATATAAACGCTTAAAAAATTTCAATGGATTGTTGTATTTACTTATATGAGAATAAAGAGCTTTATACATTCCTCTTTTCAGGTTCTCTTTGAACACAACAGAATAATTATGGAGTATATCATCATCACAATTTACACCATGTTCGCTTCCATCTTTATCAACATAAATAATCATGTAGAAGTTCGAACTGCAATAAAACTCATTTTTTGCCGTAATAAATATCTCCTCAATATTGCATTCAGTCTTGTCCATGATTGCTTCTCTCAAATCATACTCATATTTATTATATTTACCGTCTATTAATATTTTATAACCTTGCTTTACTTCTTTTTTGTTCCACCGTAATACTTTAATATTTCGGTATATCTCTTGGACTGTCTCAAATCTCATTTGTGGATCATCATCAGTTGAACTAATACACCAAATAATTTTTTTTAAATCTTTACTTTCCATTCTTCCCATTCTGTATAACTTTTTAGAATTCTTTAAAAGTGTATCAGATGGCAAATATTCACCATTTGACAAAGAACCAATATTAATTTCTTTTACAAATGGATCGAGACCACATTTAAGTTCAAAGAAGTATTGATCCTTCCTTTTTGCTAAGTATGCTACGATTTGGCGAATTTTACTAAAAAAAAACTCGACGACTTTGTTCTTTCCTCTTTCTTCAACTTTTTCGAATAAGTCATAGTCGGATGCATTGAGAGCACCTCTATAACTACACGAGCCGATTAACTTTGTATTTTCTGGATGGTCTTTGTCGATGCTTAATAAGTTAACCTGTCGTTGAATGTCAGTAGGATAATTTTTTTTAAGTTCGATTATTGACATATATATTATTATGAGAAAAATAATATAAGTTTTAAAATAATATAAGTTTTAAAATAATATAAGTTTTAAAGAAGTTCGATTGTTGTCTCAGTGAGTACATATTTCGGTTTAGCTTTATTAATGCATATCCATCGTGTGTGATTTAACTTACTGAAAATATTGTCTATTGTCTTTTGTTCCAATCCGAATCGTGTATTTAATGCTCTTCTAACCTGAAACTCGTTGTCATCTTTGAAAAATATTAACTTGTGGCATTCATTCATTTCAACTCTGTAGAGTTGACTCTGTCCTTCTTCACCATATAGAACATGATTGGAAACAATACAAGATACATTGTTCTTTCTTCCTAACTTCAAAACTTGTCTAATAACTCTATAAATTTTTTTTACTATTCCATCCTTCGATTTTTTTCCTTTCTTCTTAGTCTTCTTTATTTTATTACCCTCATCATCGTAATCACTAAAGTCATCATCGTTCTCTTCGTCCACATCGTCATCAATTTCATCATAATCATCGAATAATAAAAGACAATTTTCGAAGTCCCGAATAACATCAATTTTTTTATTCATGAATGAATGGTCTAACTTGACAAATCGAAGATTTAAAAATTTTCTTATATCAGCTCCAGTATATTTTCCCGTTTTTGGACTGTATGTATTTGTAAAGGCAGGATCATATCCCGCAGGAAATTGAGAGAACATATATATTTCATTCTTTGGATAAATTAAACGATAATTTATTGCATATCTTGCAATTATACCACTTTTACCCGCTCCAGATGAACCTGTCAAAATAATAACTTCACGTTCTCTTGTAATGTCAGGTAATATTTCGAAGTGTCCTTTTTTATCTTCATACCATTGTTGTCCTTTGTCATCATCATCGTAATAAATTTCAATGTCATTTACTTTGTCATATGTTAGCGTTTTACCATGACTAAAGTTCAGAGCCATATATATTTAGTACATAAAAAATATATAAGATTTATATAAGATTTATATATATATGTCTTTGTTAAAGAGAATCAAGGAAAATAAGACAACAGAACAAAATAAAAATGTATTAGATATGACACAAGAAGAGTTGCGTCATGAGTTAAAGTATCCACATATGGACAACTTGCAAGAAATGGAAGAAAAATTTGTCGAACATATACAACAAGTTAAAGAACATAAGAGAGAAGAAGGACATAATAAAAAATATCGTGTTAATGATAAAGGATTAAAAGTCGTAGAAACTCCGATGACTTTTAAGGAGATAAAAAAATTTACAAATGAACATGGAAAAAAATATACATTCAAGTGTGGATGTGGTGGATATCGAACAAGAAAAGGAAACTGGAGTCATGAACAAACGACACGACATCAATTCTATGAGAGTATAAATGAAAAGTTTTTAAAATTATTGTATAATTAATTTCCCATTTCTAAGATTTATATTTTAAGCCTGACCACTTCTCCACATCTGACCGACCTGTTGCATGGTATAACCGGCTAACCTGTATTTCTTAACAAATTTATTATAAGCGGTAAGGGGACGTTTGCGTCTTCCTTCGCCATCTCCTTCGCCATCTCCTTCACCTCCTGTTCTGCGACGATAAACTCTGCGGACTCTACCGGCATACATGCCGTCGCCTTCTCCTTCACCATCTCCTTCACCTCCTGTTCTGCGACGATAAACTCTGCGGACTCTACCGGCATACATGCCGTCGCCTTCTCCTTCACCATCTCCTTCACCTCCTGTTCTGCGACGATAAACTCTGCGGACTCTACCGGCATACATGCCGTCGCCTTCTCCTTCACCATCTCCTTCACCTCCTGATCTGCGACGATAAACTCTGCGGACTCTACCGGCATACATGCCGTCGCCTTCTCCTTCACCATCTCCTTCACCTCCTGTTCTGCGACGATAAACTCTGCGGACTCTACCGGCATACATGCCGTCGCCTTCTCCTTCACCATCACCATCACCACGTGCACGGCGAACAACCCGACGTTTTACAACTCGACGTTTTACGACTCGAGGTTTTGCAACTCGACGTTTTACAACTCGACGTTTTACAACTCGACGTTTTACGACTCGAGGTTTTGCAACTCGACGTTTTACAACTCGACGTTTTACAACTCGACGTTTTACAACTCGACTCTGGCGAATTCCTTCGCCTTCTCCATCGCCTTCTCCATCGCCACGTGCACGGCGAACAACTCGGCGTTTTACAACTCGGCGTTTGCGACCTGCCAATAGTCCACTTGCATATTCGATCGGCATAGTATTATATATTACTATAACAAAATAATTCAATTAGGAAATTAAATATAAATTTCCTAATCAACCTATATTAAATCCTATTCAATACATAGGATATCCTATTTAAAACTTAAATATATTCTTCTTAATAACATTCTTATAAATTTTTCCAGTTCGTTTTTCGTTTTCCTTTTCTATATCATTCCTATACTTGTGTATGAGTAAATATTCATCTGTATTTCTGATAAGGAGATCGCATAGTTTAATTTTTTCCATGTCTATGATAGAGTTGTCTAATCCCGACAAAATTTTTTGAACCTTCGCTACTATTTTTGAAATATCAAAGTCGGGAGATACTTCTGAAAAAGTAATTGGCTTTTTAACTTCATCTTGCTGTGTCTTGACAGTTTCATCGATGCGAGTTTTAGTGGCTGACATTTATATATTACCAAGATAATTTAATCTTGTGTATAATATATAATGACAACCATACAAGGTGTAAAAGTTTTACCCACCACACCAGTGTCTCATCATGTCGCATTGGCAATTCAGAATGCCAAAGGACATATACACATTTTAAAACCCGATGTTCAACCAACAACTGAACCAATTGTTTCAGTTCCTCAATCTGCTCCATCTGCAATAATCACACCAACAGAACAAATACCAGTTCAAGTTCCTGTTATTGTTCCAACTCCATCGATGGATGCTCCAACAGTTCAAGTTCCTATTATAGCTTCTACAACATCAACGCCTGTCCCTTCTACAACATCAACACCGTCAATTTCTTCAACAATGTCGCAAGTTTCTAAAGCGATCATATTATACCCTGACGAAGCAATCGATACTCCCGATATTTCTGCGAGTCATGAAATAGGATTGATCGAAGATCAGATGATTGAGGGAAATATTGGTTATATTTTTACTATTTCAACCAAGAACACCGAACCAATCCAATATATGACTATTAATATTTTATCAAAGTCTCATATTAAGTATAATTTCCACGCAATTCCATTCGATGAAAATAATGTGTACAATGGAAATTGCGCACAATTTGAAATTAGAAATATGGATAAAAAGGATATGAATTTCGCAATTCAATATATTGCGTATTTTTAAATGTCATATTCCACACCTAATTTTTTAAGATCTTTTTCTCTTAGATTATCTAAAATATCTAAAAACTCAGCTCTATCGTTTTTAAATAATACCAGCTTTCCATCCATCAGGATTTTTTTTTAGTTGTTCTTCTATAGCGTTTTTAATAAATTCGAGTATCTTGTCTTTTGCTGGGTCTTCAACACATGCTGTACAAAAATTAATGTCACCATTATCTGTGATGGGATCACCGTTTTTGGTGGGGGTGATTTCCGAAGACTGGTTTTCGTTTTTCTCCCCTTCAGGGATTTTTTTTTCCACGTTGGTATGCTTGTTCTTTTTATGGTCTGATAAGTTAGATACAACAATATTACATACAGGACATAATCCCGCTTGGTACTTATTAGTACTTTTAAAGTTTATTTTTTTAGTTTTTGTTGTTATCATTCTTCTTTTGTGGAATTCAGTTTTGTAATGTTGTTCTAAGTTTTTGTACTCTTTCTTGCATATCTTACATTCTCCGCCTTTCTCTTCTTTGTTGACGGTCTTGATGATTTTTTCAGCAATCTCCGAGTTCTTTTTCGTTTTTCGTTCAACCATATATATAGTAAACTATATATATTAAAAAAAAAATAAAAATAATTTAAGTATTCTTTCTGTATCGAAGATGAGTTTCGAGACTATGACCCATCTCTCTTGCGACTTCTTCCATTCTGCTACTTTCTGGCATATTTTTAACGTTGGTATACTCATGATTAACAAAAGAGTGGCGAATATTATCACACGAACATTTTAATAATTTTCTAAGTCTATAACCTAACTGGAAATAATTTTTTAGTCCAAGAAGTAATGAACCACTCTTTAATTTCTTCAACTTGATATAATCATCAATAATATTACATAACTCATCAGGAACATCGAACGTTTGTCCCTTAAATGCTTTTTGGGTCTTGTATACATTGAATGTAAATGTCTTTTCTTGCATATCATAATAATTAAATCCGCGATTTTCTTTACTTCCAACATTATTTGTTATTTTCATCATCAAGAAGTCCTTGAGACGTCGTGGGGGTATGTAAGTATAAAGCGATAAAATGAGATGGTCAAGGGGATCTTCCGTTTGGTCTCTAATCTTTATAATATCTTTCCAATCCGGAATAAATCCCTCGTATTTGTTATGGTCTTGTTCTTGATACTTTGCCTCACTCTTTAGTTCTTTAATTAACTTTGAATAATGTTGGATGATTTTTTCACTTGCTTTCTCTTTCCTTAATTGCCATATAATAGATGAAATGATCAACTTTATAGTTGAAATCGTCATTTCCTCTCCTTTCTTATTATTTAAGTCCGATATTTCTCTAAAAAATTTATTTGGTGTTAATACTTTTTTTTTGTCGTAGAATCTATTGACATAATACTGGTAAATTTTTTTAGTACTTTCGGTTTGCATAAATCTATATATATTTATATGTGATAATATGTGATAATATTTTATATTAAAATATCTGTGATGAGTGTATATAATGGGTCAATGTATTCAAAAATGCGAAAAATGCGAAAATTGTAAAAGTATTGAAATGTTCTTCACTGATTGTGATGTCGTTTTAAAGAAGTGTGAGTCATTTCTTGCCAAGCAATATAACACAACAGAAACGCAAACTTTACTGAGAACAATTAGAAGTGAATTAATAAGCGAATTTTTTACGTTATACAAAAATAATAATGGAAATTTAAAGTTAGTTGTTGAAGATATGATGACTTATGCTTTACACCTTGTTGAAGGAATGGTAGTATCAGAATTAAAAAAAATATAAACGTTTACATTTATATATATGAATGTAAAACGCGGAATTTATTCAATTTCTTTTAATAAAAATAATTGGTCAGGAGAAACTGCGTCTAATTGGTTAGAAAATAATAATATTTCAATTCTTCCGGTTTATTCAATTATGGGGCATAAGTATATGAAGGTCATAATATCAAAACCCCCGAATGGTTCAAAAAATATTAATTATTACAAGGTTATATTACCAAATGGCATCAAAATAATGAACTGGGTATGTAATTGACACTTTTTCCTCACTTTATTTTTTTTTCATTTAACCTATAAATATTATATAGGATTAATATATAATGGAAAAAAACGATACTTATTATAAGAAGAATATCGATACTATCATTTCCCAGAAGATTTCACGATACAAGGGAAGAGATAACCAAAAGAACAGAGAGTACAAAGAAGAAAACTACATTGACAAAGATTGGGTTAAAGAAGAACTCATAAAAAATAATTGTCGTTGTCAACGATGCAAAAAAGAACTAAAGACAACTGGATACACATTTCGCGATGGTCAACAGTTCTCGGTTGATAGAATTATAACAGAACTGCCACATATTAAGCAAAATTGCCAAGTAGTTTGTCTTCGTTGCAACATGGAGAGAGAACAAAAGAAATTACCCTTAAATGATTTTGAAACATCAAAAGTAAAAGAAATGATAAAAAAGGGTCTTTATAATAATAGAAAAATAAAAATATAATTATCTCTGGTTAGTATAGAATGATTAGGAATACCATTTTTTTATTATACGGTTCTAATCTACTCATCATTGCATATGATGAGTAGAAAAAATTAATATTATTTACTTAATTCTAATTGAATGTACAACTTTCTTTCTAGTATATTGGTAAATTTTCTCGTATTCTTTAGTTTCGCAATCTGAGTTTTTGAAAATATGATCCATTAAAGCATTTTTATTATGAACATATACAAGATGACATTTTGCATTTTCGAACATTTCGACAATATCAACCAGTATTTTGGTGAGGTCTGACGCTTCGTTCTTTTGACTCATGTATTCTCCGTTAAATGAACTAAAGTATGGTGGATCTAAATAGATAAGTACATCTTCGCAGTATTTGTACTTATCAAATATTTCTTTGTAGTCTTTGTTGGTTATTCTATGTAAACTTTCAATAAATTTGACATGTTCTTCATAATTGACTGGTTTCTTGATGTCATTTTTCATAAACTTACTGTCAATGCCATGTGCTTTATTTATAAAAAATTGTTGGATTGGTATTTCGTTTCCTATATCTTTTTTGTTTTTTTGTGTTGCTTTAAACTTATTTGACACATTGCACAGTTCCTCTAACTTTTCAAGTCCTTCTTCGTGGATTAACTTAAAAAAGTTGTAAATATTGGTGTCTGTATCATTATATACATATTTTAAATCTTTTCGATCCTTATACATGTATAAGTATTGAGAGAATGACATTGACCCGCCAAATGGTTCAACAATTTTGGTGATGTTCTTTAAATTGATGTTCTTAAAAACGATCTCATTTTCGTACCGTTTTTTTCTTCCTGTCCATGGAAAAAAAAAATTACATTTCGACATTACTATATATATGATTAATAAAATAAATATAGGATATATATTTATATGGAACGTGAAAAGATTTTCCATAATCCTATATATAATAATAATAATAATAGGTATTTTTTTAATTAAACCTATATATATCCTTTTTCTCTTATATATAACCTTATTAATCCTATATATAACACATAAAACGCGCGTTTTATGTGTTATATATAGTTTTGATTTAAACTATATACAACCTTCTTAATGCTATATATAACCTTCTTAATGCTATATATAATTATTTTAATTTTTTTGGTAATTCTTGAACCATATATGCAAAACCCTCCGCTAACTTAGTTAGGGCAGTCCACGTATTCAACCATACTTTCCACTCTTCAGAATATCTATTTTTTGGTTCTTGGTGTTGGACTTTAAAACTACTATCTAAAAGTTTTATTAATATTTTTTCATTATTGTCAATATGCTTATTTATTTCGTCATTATATTCCATATCTTTTTTGTAGTTCATTATTATTTCAAGAGTGTATTTATCAACTCCGAAATTATATATAAACTCTTCCATATAAATTACTAATATATAATTATCTGTATTAAATATATATAAGATGTCAAATATTTTTTGTGATGGTTGTAAAAAAGAAATTCCACACGGTGAAAATTGGAACTGCCGTTGTGATTGCGATTATTGTAAAGATTGTAAAGATAAATGCATTATAGAACTTGACGCAAGGAAGGACAGTCCGTTCGAATTTAAGCAGTGTATTAACTGCACAAAGTTAATCCCGATTAACTTTTTATTAAAAGAAAATCAAAATATTATTAAATATCTTATAAATTATTATCTCAAAGAACACATGATGAATACTATTGATGAAACTGACCAAGAAGGCTTTAAGGATGCTTTTTTTTCTGTTATGCACTAAATATATTATAAACTATGATATTATATGGATGAAAATATTAAATATGAACTACATGATTATTTCTAAATTACACGATTAAAGACTTTGAAAAGAGAAACGCGCAAGCGGCGGGCGCGAAGCGCACGACGACAATATTTCTCCTGGTTTTCTCGTATCCTGAACTACACGATATACTCGAATAAAACTCAAAAACAACACGATTTAAGCCATGGGGGTAACTTTACAATAATTTCCTATATAATAACTCAAACGTTACCCCCGGCTTAATCGAGTAAAACCGGAAAACGACTGAAAAATTCCGGAAAAAAATAAAAATTTTCCTATTTTCAATACATAAAAAAGATGATTTTTATATCAAAATATTAGATTTACAATAAATTTTTATTTATAAAATATCTAATTTGTTATTTGTTAAACATTTAATGAAATTAAAATTCGATATATGATAACATTTTTAAATTTTGATTTCGAATTAAATTGCGTCTAAGTTTATGCTGTGTTTAATTTGGATTTATAATTAAAATAAAGTAAATATAAATCCAAATTAAACAATACAATAATATATTTGAGTTAATAGTCTGACTTACTTTTTTGTTAAATTTAAGGAGAGTATTTGGAATAACTTAAAATTCACACCACAATTATTTCGAGGTAATATTACTTTTACAATAAATTATATTTCAATTTGTTAAATAAATACTTCATCTTTCTATACTACTTTTGTTTTCTTTTTCTTTTTCTTTTCCATGGATTCGTCATCATCAAATACTGTTTCATGTTGTTCGAATAATTTTTTATTAGTTTCTGCCATCATATTAACATAACTACATCCATCTTTCTTTGTAACTTGAATATTTGTATCTGCATACATTTTAATTCTATCATCAT